GAACCTTTCGTACCTAACCTAGATAAGTTTGGGTTTGTTTATCTTATAACGAATACTAAAACTACTAAAGCATATGTAGGTTGTAAACAATATTTTATAGGAAAAACTAAGAGAGAATCTAAGTGGCAAACTTATATGGGTTCTTCTAAATATTTAAAAGAAGATATAAAAAAAATAGGTAAGAAACATTTTAGATTTGAAGTTATAGCAGAGTATATAAACAAAAGAAGTTTACGTTACTATGAAGCACACTATCAAATGAAATGGGATGTACTTACTGCTGTGATAGAAGGTACAGATGAACCTGCATTTTATAATTCATATGTAGGTGGTAAATTTTATAGACCTGTTGAGAGTTATACACCTCTTACAGAAGAAACTAAAAAAAAGATGAGTGAAGCTCAAATTGGAAAAAATAATTCTTTTTATGGTAGAATTCATTCAGAAGAAGCTAAAAGAAAGATGAGCAAAAGTTTAAGGTCTGTAAAGAATAATGGTAAAGGCAAAGCAGAATTTTATCTTGATGGTAAACGAATGGTTGTTGATTGTTTAGGTGCATGGTGTATTGAAAATGGTTATAATAGAGGAAATGTATATCACATAGCACGAACAAATATGAATGGATTTTATAAGACTAAGAAACGAGGTAAACAAAAAGCTTTTTCTTATAAAGGACCTTTAGGAACTATAACAAAAGTAAAATGGTTAGGAAAGGAGGAAACAAATGGCAATTAAAAAAGCAATGTACGATACAGCACTAGCTGAGTTTGAATCACAAAGAGATAAAGCTATAACTAATGCACGTATATACTTACAACATCCTGTTGGCATAGGAGAGCATGGACAAATTGTTGATGAGTTTATCAAACAAATAAAGTTAGCTGCTGAAGCAGACGAAGCTGCTTCTATGTTAGTAGATACATTTAGAGATGAAATAATAGAAGACTAATGAATGAAGAATACATTGAGATACTAGCAGAGATACAAGAACATGAGAACAGTAGTCCTGAACGCATGTTATTTTTATCTGTTATATTTCAAGCATTGTTAGATGCAACAAAAGAAAAGACTAAAGTAGAATCACCACGTACAAGTGTTGAAAGACAACATGCTCGTGCTTGGTTCTTCTGTAGTGTAGGTGTAACATGTGATAACTTTGAGTATATCTGTGAGAGTGCAGGTATGGATGCACAGTATACAAGAAGTTTTGCAATTAAAGTAATTAACTCAAAGGAAATAAAATATGTCAGACAAAGAATCAGAAGAGTCTTGGATAAATCCTGAACAAGATAGAGGATGGTCTCAAGAAAGTTATAGAGCATATATGAAGAGAAGAGATGCTGAAGAAGAAGCTATAAAAAAAGGTACGTATGAGTATGAGTATGGTAAACCTAGTGATAAACAAATAGGTGGTAGTCATTATAAAGATTGTGTTATACAACCTGTAGATTATATTGTTAAAAATAATCTTGACTTCTTAGAGGGTAATGTGGTAAAATATATAACTCGACATAAAACAAAGAATGGCATAGAAGATATTAGAAAAGTAATACACTATGCAGAGTTAATATTAGAAAAGAAATATGGAAAGGAAAAATAGATGGCATCATTACTAGGAAATAATTATTTACCTACTGAGTACCAATCATTTATACATATGTCTAGGTATTCAAGATGGTTAGAAGAAGAAGGTAGAAGAGAAAGTTGGAGTGAAACTGTAAGTAGACTTGTGTCTTTCTTCAAAGAACATATAGATAATAATTATGATGGTGTAATAAAAAAGAAAGAGTGGGAAGATTTAGAAGAAGGTATACTTTCATTACAAGTTATGCCAAGTATGAGAGCCTTGATGACATCAGGTAAAGCATTAGATAGAGAGAATGTAGCAGGTTATAACTGTTCTTATATTCCTATTGATAGTCCAAGAGCATTTGATGAAGTACTATATATACTTATGAATGGTACAGGTGTAGGCTTCTCTGTTGAAAGACAGTATGCAGATAAGTTACCTACTGTTCCTGATGTAGAGTTTGAACATACAGAAGATGTTATATCTGTTGTTGATTCTAAAGAAGGTTGGGCAAAAGGATTCAGAGATTTAATATCTTATCTCTACACAGGTAGAGTTCCTAAGATAGATGTAAATAAAGTTAGACCTGCAGGTGCAAGATTAAAAACATTTGGTGGTAGAGCAAGTGGACCTCAACCTCTTGTAGATTTATTTGACTTTACTATTCTTAAATTTAAAAATGCTAAAGGTAGAAAGCTTTCCTCTATGGAATGCCATGACATTGTATGTAAGACAGGTGAGGTTGTAGTTGTAGGTGGTGTACGTAGATCAGCTCTTATATCTTTATCTAACTTATCTGATCAAAGAATACGTACAGCTAAGACAGGTGAATGGTGGACTACTAATCCAGAGAGAGCATTAGCTAATAACTCTGTAGCTTATACAGAGAAACCAGATCCAGGTATCTTTATGAAAGAATGGCTATCATTATATGAAAGTAAATCTGGTGAGAGAGGTATGTTCAATAGAGCATCTGCTCAAAAGAAAGCTGCTGAGAATGGTAGACGAGATGCTGATTGGGATTTTGGTACTAATCCTTGTAGTGAAATTATACTTAGACCTAATCAATTCTGTAACTTAACTGAAGTTGTATGTCGTTCTACTGATACTATGACTACACTAACAAAGAAAGTTAAGCTTGCTACTATGTTAGGTACAATACAATCTACCTTTACAAACTTTGGTTATCTTCGTAAGAGATGGCAGAACAATACAGAAGAAGAAAGATTACTTGGTGTATCTCTTACAGGTATCATGGATTGTATTGAGTTAAATACTATTGATGGACTAGCACCTAGATTAGAAGTGTTAAAGAAACATGCAGTAGAAACTAACAAAGCTTTAGCTTACAAGTTAGGCATACCACAATCAACAGCTATTACTTGTGTTAAACCTTCAGGTACTGTAAGTCAGTTAGTAGATAGTGCTAGTGGTATACATGCTAGACATAATCCTTACTACATTAGAACAGTAAGAGGTGATAACAAAGATCCATTGACTGAGTTTATGAAAGCATCTGGTATACCTAGTGAACCTGATGTAATGAAACCAGAACATACTACTGTATTTTCTTTTCCAATGATGGCTCCTAAAGGTTCAGTATGCAGAACAGACATGACAGCTATTCAACAATTAGAGATCTGGAAATGCTATGCTAAACATTGGTGCGAACATAAACCTTCTGTAACTATAAGTGTTAAGGAAGATGAATGGGTTCCTGTTGGTGCATGGTGTTGGGAAAACTTTGATTACCTAAGTGGTGTATCTTTCTTACCTTTCTCTGATCATACATATCAACAAGCACCTTATCAAGATATAGATGAGAAGACTTATAAGAAGTTAGCAAAAGAAATGCCTACAGATATTGATTGGAATAAGTTACAAGACTTTGAGAAAGAAGATAATACGAAAGGATCACAAGAACTTGCATGTACTGCAGGTGTATGTGAGTTGGTAGATATATAGTTCGTTCACCTTGTGTTGGTGTATGTACACTAGAGAATGAAGTTTGTATTGGTTGTTTTAGAACAAGTAAACAAATAGCTGAGTGGGCATTTTATAATGACGAAGAAAGAGAAAAGATAATGAAAGAAAGTAAACCAGTATTTTCAACAGTAGATGCAGAGTTGATAAGAGATTTAATATTATTTACTTTAAAGACACAAGATGATTTTGCTGTACCAAATGAAAAGAAGAAACAGTTAGAAGCATTGTTTCATAGATTAGGTAGATTCAAAGAAAGTTCTTGACATTTAAAATAAACTGTGTCATAATTACACTATAGAATGCCATGATGGGTTCTATTAATCGCTTAATGAAAGGATAAACAATGAGTGTATTTCATAATATAAATAGATATGCTATAGGATTTGATCATTTGATGGATCATTTAGTATCTCTACACAGCAACAACAACTTAACTACTAACGAATATCCACCTTATGATATTATAAAGGAAGGAGAAAGTAACTACACAATAGAACTTGCAGTTGCAGGTTTTAAGAAAGACGAGTTAAGTATACAATTAAAAGACAACACCTTAACTATAAAAGGTGAGTCTAATTCTAAAAATTCTAATGGAGATTATCTTCATAAGAATATAGCACGAAGATCTTTCTCTAAAAATTTTACTCTTGCAGAGAATATAGAGGTTGGAGATGCTGAATTTGAGGATGGTGTATTGGGTGTTAGTTTAACACATAACATACCTGAAGAACAAAGACCAAAAGAAATATCAATACACTAACTTAAAGTGAGGGAGTGTTTTATATTTCCTTTCACTCCCTCATAACATGGAGATAATATGAATACAGTTTACATAGGATACGATCCAAAAGAAGATACAGCATACGAAGTTTTAAAGTTTACTATAGAAAGAATATCAGGTAAGAACATACGTATTGTACCATTAAGAAGAGATATATTAGAACACATAGGTATGTATACACGTAAGTCTGAGTTAATACATGGTCAACCTTATGATGTTATAGATGGTAGACCTTTCTCTACAGAGTTTAGTTTTAGTAGATTTTTAGTACCTGCTTTAAATATGTATCAAGGTAAAGCTTTGTTTATGGATTCAGATATGTATTTACGTGCAGATATAAATGAATTATTTGATTTATGTAATATGGATTACTATCCTGTATATTGTGTTCATCATAAATATGAACCAGAAAAAACTACAAAGATGGATGGTAAAGAACAACAACCTTATCGTAGAAAGAACTGGTCTAGTCTTATGATGTTTAATTGTGAACATGCTTTAAATAAACAACTAACTCCTGAAGTAGTTAATACACAAACAGGTAGATGGTTACATGGATTTGGTTGGTTGCCTGATAAAGAAGCAGATATAGGTAGAATACCTGAAGAATGGAATTGGTTAGATGGTCATTCACCAGAAGATATGGATGCAAAGAATGTACACTTTACTACTGGTGGTCCTTGGTTTAAAGATTGGAAACCAAGAGGAGCAATAGAAGGTAAGTATGCAGTTGAATGGTGTAGTGATGCTGATTGGTTAAAGATGAAACGTATAATTGAATTTGATAGGGACTATATGATATGACCAAGATAAATTTTGTTACATCTTTTAATGAAACTATATATAATACTGTAGGTAATCATTTAATTAAATCAATTAAAACTAATTGGGAACCTTCTATAAAGTTTACAGCTTATCACCATGACTTTGATCCTAAAAATTATTCTATTAAAGATGTAGATCTAAAATCTTTAGAAGATGTAGAAGAATATAGAAATTATTTTGA